ATGCCAATGCGAATGGTGGAACCGAAATGGTAATGCGTCTACTCGAATCCAAACTTGATTCAGAATACGGCAAAGAATTCCAAATCACTCCTTCTAGAGTGAGAGATTTGGACAATGATAGATATCGAATTTATCATGTTCATGACCTTCCATGGGATCCAGAAACCAACCACCTACAGGATCACAATTCCCGGGCAAGGTTTCATCGACTAGTCTTCTGTGGTCAATGGCAGCGGGCCATGTACCAAGGAGTGCTCGGCGTCCCGATGAACGAGCAATCGATTGTTATTGAGACGCCAATCGAACCGATCGATTTCTACAACTGGAATCAGAAGCCACTCGATCAGTTGAACCTTGTCTATACGAGCACACCGCAGCGAGGACTGGATATTCTCGTTCCGGTATTTGTAGAACTGGCTAAGAAGCACAAACATATCCATCTTCATGTTTTCTCGTCCTTCGATATTTACGGCTGGAAGGATGCGGACAAGCAGTTCGAAGAGATCTTCAAGGTCTGTCGCGAGCATCCTCAGATCACCTACCATGGTGCTCAGCCAAACGATGTTGTCAGAAAGCAACTGATCAAGTCGCATATCTTCGCGTATCCTTCGACCTGGATGGAGTGCAATTCTCGCAGTCTGATCGAGGCGATGAGCGCGGGATTGCTGCCGGTCGTGTCCGACCTGGGCGGGATCCCTGATACGGCTGGCGGCATGGCAATGCTCTACTCGTTCCATGATGACAAGCAGAAGCATGCGAACATCTTCTATCAGCGATTGGATCTTGCTATCCAGGAATACGAAGATACCCGTCAAGGTCTTGTCTTCGTTAAGGCCTACGCCGACGCTCGATTCAGCATCGACAAGATCATTTCGAACTGGCGATATGCTTTGCAGCAGATTCGCGAAGACTATCAAGGAAACACCGCTCTTCCTGAACCAAGATTAAGGATCAAAATCTAGATGCATCTGATGCTCGATATGGAGACACTGGGTACTCATCCGGCGACTGCTCCAATTCTCCAAATTGCACTCGTTCCTTTCAATCTGGACGAAGATGGTCCTCTCAAGAACGCGAACGATTTCCAATGTTTCGTTTCTGCTCAATCGAATGAAGGCTATCCCTTCCGTCGTCGTGCCAACTGCGATACGATTCGCTGGTGGGCAGAAACGAATCCTGCTCTGCTCGCGAAGATCATGGACAAGGAACATGGGATTTCTCTGGCCAAGGCTCTTCAACGAATCGTCGGCTACATTCAGGCGATTCGTAACGAAGGTCTTACTATCGATGGGATCTGGGCCAAGGGTCCGACATTCGATATTTCAATGATCGAATCTGCTTTCGAACAAGCTGGTATTCCTGTCCCTTGGGACTTCCGAGATCATCGTTGTGTTCGAACCATGGAAATGATCGGCGGCAAAGGTTTCGACGGCGGAACAAAGACGGCTCGGGAACTGTCTGGCGAATTACATGATGCTCGGGTCGATTGCGACAAGCAGATTCGTTTGGTTCAGCAAGTCTGGCAACGGAAGCTGGTATGAGGAAGGTCCCAATTCCTTCGCATCTTTCTTCTTCTGAATTAAGAGTACTTGCAGATCGATTAGTGGAAGCCGCGCGAGGCCGTAGTATTTTCACGGAAATACAAGCAGTTATATTTGCTCGCCAAGTGCGAGAGGCAGCTAATGAGCTTGATAAATGAGTTTCACAGTAGCGCGATCCCCCTTACGTGTGAGTTTATTTGGAGGAGGAACGGACCGACCAGAATACTACAATCAGACAGGCCACGGGAAGGTTCTCTCCTTCACAATTGATAAGTATCTGCACGTTGTCCTCAACAAGGTCGACAACAACGCTCTGAAGCTCATGTACTCGAAGATCGAAACTGTCACCGACGTAGATCAACTCGATCATGACATCGTTCGTAATGTTTGGAAATATTGGCCCGAACTCGGAATGGGATGGGAAATTGCGTCATTTGCTGACCTCCCTACTGTTGGTACTGGGCTTGGTAGCTCTTCTTCTTTCACAGTCGCACTTCTAGAGGCTCTTTCGAACTATGACATCTTTCCACGAGGAACGAAACATAGTTCAATGGAGAAGGCAAAACTTGCATGTATGGTAGAAATGGATCTCTGCAAGTCTCCGATTGGGAAGCAAGATCAATATGCTACCGCTTTGGGTGGGTTGAACATGCTCGAATTTCGTCCGGGACATGTTCAGCAGCATGATATCTCTGGATATGGCGGCGATCTTGAAGCAAATCTGATGCTTTTCTATACGGGCATCACTCGCAACACGAATGAAATTCTCAGTCAGCAAAAGATCGAAGGTGCTGTTCTCGAAACACTTGCTAAGATTGAAGATCAGGTTGAAGAAGCCCATGATGTAATCACGACTTCCTGGCATGATATGACTCGAATTGGACAACTTCTGCATGAAGGATGGGAACTGAAGCGGTCGCTTCCTGGTGTTACCAATCCGATCATCGACAATCTCTACGAACGTGCTCGAAATGCTGGTGCGCTTGGCGGAAAGATTCTTGGTGCCGGTGGTGGGGGCTTCCTCCTGTTTTTTGTAGAACCGGATAATCAGCAAGCTGTCCGTAATGCTTTACTTCCACTCAAAGAGACGGTATTCTCGATTGTTCCAGTAGGAGTCAAGACCTTGGTGCACAATGACTGAAGTAATCAACATGCATATTTCATGGCCGAAATATCGCACGGCCATGGAATATGCCATGATGACTGTTCGAAATGAAGATGTGCAGTCTGCTTTCGTACATCTTCGCGAACGACTCGAAGAGGATAGGTCGATCTTTGTGATTGGCAATGGCGGTTCAGCTGCTATTGCCAATCATTGGGCGACCGATTTCGCGAAAGGTATTGCGACGTCGACTACGATCAAGCCCAAGGTGCGTTCACTCGTCTGCAATGAATCGCTATTGACTGCTGAAGCAAATGACAATGGATACGATTCGGTGTTTGCAAATCAACTTCGTACTTGGGGAAAATATCGCGATGTTCTCGTTTGCATTTCCTCGAGTGGAAACTCTCCGAATATCAAGGAAGCAGTTGATGTAGCTCTGAGTCATGGTCTATTTGTAATCGGCATCTCGGGGTTCGAAAAAGGGAACTATCTCGATCGTACGGCAAATATCGGCATTCATGTTGATGCATCCAATTACGGAATTATTGAAGATGTCAGTTCGAATATCATGCACTGTCTATCGCAATCTCTGCGGAAGCATTTCGCTGTGCCTGGAATCGATACACGATCCTTTACTTTCTGATCGATCCGAGGTAAACTCTATAATCAACTGGTTTCAAGGGAACCGATAATGGCCAAGTCGTCCAAAGTCGACAAGCTTTCCGAACTCCGAGTCATGGGTCCAGAGCCCGAACCATTCATCCTTACGGGATGGTCAGATATGGCCGGAGTTCTGAACTGGTACAACTACTACTACTCGAACGATGATGCGATCAAGTTTCTCACGACCTACCTGCGAGAGACGAATTATCTGAACGTCTCCATCAATACCATCAAGGCTGTTCCACCCTGGTCGATCTCTCTCAGCCTCATGTTCAGGGCTCGAATGCTCTCGAGAGGATTTCTCTTCCCCGAAGAGGACATGCAGCGCTTCACCGACCAGCTCGATGCAGCTATTCGCGAGGCGACGGTCAAGAATCTTCGAATGATTCAAGACAAGGTTGTGAAGTTTCCGACTTTGACTGCGAAGGATCGGGAACGAGAACAAATTGGAGAAGTCGAAAGTGCTCTCGACGAATTCCGAACCAATTGGGCATCCGACTTCTCTGCATACGACTGGTTCCGCAAAATGGGAACAGCTCCAAATGCAGTCAAGCGGCTTGCAGAGAAATATCAGAGTATCATCGACGAATTGAACGACGTCGAGTTCCAGAGGGAACTCATTCGTCCGATGGATAATCGCCAGAAGCGTGTCTACATCAAGTTCATCCAGAAGATCATTGCCGACTGCAATGCCTACACGAACACGAAGAAGGCCGAAAAGACGGTTGTTGCCAAACCCCGAAAGATCAAAGAGAAATCGGCGGATCAGATCACTCGTGGAGTGAAATTCAAGAAAGAAGATCCAGCACTGAAACTGGTATCGATTGCTCCGACCGCTATCATCGGTGCAATGGTGCTGCTCCTTTTCAACACGAAACATCGAAATCTTCACTACTATGTAGCTGCGGATGAGAAGGGATTGGCTGTCACTGGTTCGAAATTGCTCAATGTCGACGAAACTCTTCAGTCGATGAAGAAGCTTCGGAAGCCGGAGGAAATTCTTCCTGATATCATGAAAGCGAACAAGCACGGAATCGTTCGCCTCATGAAGAATATTCGCGGAGTTGAGCACAAGGGCAACGGTCGCATCGATCAGAACATGATCATTCTTCGAGTGATCAAGTGAGTAGGATGGTGTCGCTGAAATCTAGAAATCAGCATATGACATGCCCGAAATGCCAAACCTATCGCTGTCCGATCAAGAGTTTTATCTGTCCGACCTGTGGATTCGATTCCATCTCGGGAAAGATGCCAACGAAAGTAATAAATGACGACGCCACATAAGCAACTCTATCTCGATTGCGACGGGGTGCTCGCGAACTTCGAAAAGCGAGCGCTTGAAATCCTCGGCATGCCACCTCGTGAATATGAGAAGCAGAACACCGGAAAGACATTCTGGACAAGGCTGTATGAGACTCCGAACTTCTTCACAGATCTAGAGCCTATGCCCGATGCGCATGATCTGGTAGCTGCAGTCAAGCACCTTCGGCCGATCATCCTGACTGGGTGTCCTCGCGGATACTGGGCTATGGAGCAGAAGCATCTCTGGCGAGACAAGCACTTCCCTGATCTGCCGATGATCTGTCTTCGCAGCGCTGACAAGTCAGTTCATTGCCGACCAGGCGACATGCTCGTCGATGACTGGGAAGAGTACAAGCATCATTGGATCAAGAAGGGCGGTGAATGGATCACCCATACGTCGGCGGCTGATACGATCGATCAACTGAAGGCGAAGGATTGGCTCTGAGATGCTGATACTAGATTTGTCTCGCGTTTTCCATGCTACGACCGCTGTGGCGTTGAGAGGCATGAAGACTGAGGTAGAGGTCGGGCTACTTCGGCACATGATCCTCAATTCAATTCGGGCGGCGAAGGTCAAGTTCGGTCCGGAGTATGGCGAACTCGTCATCGCTATGGACTCTCGAGAAGGTTACTGGCGTCGAGATGTCTTTCCATACTATAAGGCCAAGCGCAAAGAAGGCCGTGATGCATCCGATATCAATTGGCCGCAGGTTTTCGAGGCGTTCAATCAGATCAAGCAGGAGCTAGAGGAGTACTTCCCGTACAAGACCATCAAGATCAAGGGTGCCGAGGCTGACGATATTATCGCAGTTCTGACAAAGAAGTATCATTCGCAAGGTGTTCTGATCCTTGCCAACGACCATGATTTCATTCAGCTCCACAAGTTCCCGAATGTCAAACAGTGGAACCCTGTGATGAAGAAGTGGATTCGCGAGAAGGATCCGGAAAGGTATCTACAGGAGCATATTTTGCGAGGCGATCGCGGAGATGGGATTCCTAGTGTTCGCGAAGCGGATAATACTCTAGTCATCGAATCCACAGGCCGCAGGGCTCCTATTTCGAAGAAGATGATAGATACCTGGCTCGCTGGTAACGATACCAAACTTACGATGAATGCGGAGCTCTATCGAAATTGGATCCGAAATCGGGAATTGATTGATTTCGAATACATTCCCGAGCATATCAGCGATCAAATTCTAAATGCGTATGAAAATCATCCAACACCTGATAGGTCGCGACTCTTCGGATATTTCATTCAGCACCGTCTTCGCAACCTGATGCCACAAATTTCGGATTTCTGAAAACATGCATGCGAACATTACTAAGTTTCTTCAAACGCAAATTAGCTACACCGCAACAACCAGTCGCAACATCAAACCGAAAGAAGAATATGCGTCATAGTATTTCAGAGATCCTTGCTCTAGCGAATTCGAAAAAGACGAACGAGGAACGGATCGATGTCCTTCATCAATTCGACTCGTTTCCGCTTCGTCACATTTTGCGACTCTGTTTCCAGCCGGATGTGAAATGGCTTCTTCCTGAAGGTAAGATGGACTACAAGATTGGATCTATTATCGATCAGGAAGGCAGTCTGTATTCAAAGGCAACCAAACTTTACCTCTTCCTGGATGGTCCTTCTGGAGGAAATCCTTCGCTTGATCAAAATCGTCGTGAAGCGCTGTTCATTCAATATCTCGAAGGTCTGACTGCGAATGATGCCGAACTGCTGATGAATGTCAAGGACAAGAAGATGCCATTCAAGAAGATCACCGAGGAAGTCGTTCTTGCTGCATATCCAGGACTTTACAGCTAACATGCAACGCGAAATCGATACTGGTTGGTAAGATGGGTAAGTCTTGGAAGCGCGGTGGTGATCGAAAGTTTAGTGACGATCTTGCGGTCTATAGTAAAAATGAGATTGAATATCGTGAGCATAAGAAAGAGAAGCGT